TGTACAGGTTTATGTAGCCCATACTGTCAAGTTTCTGTAGTGTTGCAATACCCATAGAGTTAGATTCTACAGCTAACAAAGCATTGTTGTAGTATCTTCCTAAGTAAAACAGTAAATCTCCCCACATGGATGGATCAATCTTGTTGTTTCTGTAATGAGCAACTACTTCATAGTTTTTATTTAGTACAACTGCAGCAGAATAGTCTTGACCTACCCCCAGGGCAACATCAGCAGCAATCACATAAGGAGAATCCCAGTCAGGAAACTGGTATATGAACAGAGAACCCTCTTTATTTTCATCAAACATCTTAGATGAGGGGTCCCATTCAGATCTTCTCTCGTAGGATTGTGGTACTAGTGAGTCCAAACGCTCCAGGTTGAAGACGTTAGATCCTGACATAATAAACGCTTCGTCAGCTGTTGATGGGTACTCTTGTTTAAACTTGAGTTCTCCACCTTCTGCAATCTTAAGTCTTCGCCAGTATATCTGTCCGTTGTCAAGGCTATGTTTATCTCGTAGTTTTTCTTCTTCAACTGTTAACTCCATATCCTCTGGGGGTTCTCTAGTGTATTCTGGTGTAATAAACCACGGTAAGAAGATAGGTAAGTATTCATTGTCCCCATCTACAGCACCCTTCCAGAGCCTGTAGAACTCTCCCTGGGCACCATTAGCTGTAGACTCTAGGATAACCTCTGTACCATCAGCACTTGAGATACCCTGGAAGAGTCCTGCTAGGATCTTCTCATCATGTTGCCAGAATGCAACCTCAGAGCAGTGTGCTATAGTTGGCGTAGTACCTCGTCCAGCTTCTGGAGACCCCGCTGTGTATAGTCGATAAGAAGCAGTAGCATCTTTATCAGCCATAGCGGGACTGTTAATAATAATCTCTTTAGCATTACTACGTATTTCTTTGGGAGCAAGATCACCTTCCATGTTACGGATAAGGTTCTTTGACATATTAAACAAAGCATCTGATGTAGCCGAATCATGAGCCATGACAACTGATCTCGCATAGGGAGTATAGTAACTTTTCCAGAAGACTCGTCCAGCGCAGTATGTCGAGATACCTTGCTGACGAGCTTTAAGGATAATTGCTCTAACCTTTCCAGTATCATTCTTTTGTTTCTCCAGTTTTTCTGTAATGATCTTCTGAGCTTCGTTAAATGTGAATGGTACAAAGCCCTGTGATACATCTTTTGTTACAATCTGTATTTGTTCTTGTGCAAATCTACTAAAGTCATTCTCATAATCCTTGAGTCTAGACCTTCTTTGTTTTTCTTTAAGTAGTTTAGCTATATCTTTTTTGTTCATATCTATGGTTGTCCCCTGAATATGTTTAAGTACCCCTGGTTGTCTATGGGTGTTCCTCTGAGTAAGCCTGATTAACGTACCAATATATATAGGTACCCCTATTACTTTCGTACCCCCCACTAGTACTCAGACAAGCTGAGTCCTCTCATTGGTACTAGTAGTACTCTAGGGATCCTTAAGGGCACTCACAGAGCCTTGTAGAGGGATTAAACAACCTTTTATACTCTATAAGGGGTATATGTAGTACTTTACTGAGATCTTTACCGGATGATGGGTACTGGGAGAGTACTATGAGTAACCTCTGGGACAATGCTTCAATGTATATACCCCTTATAGAAAAGGCCTAAGAATGTTACTCTACTACTATAAGTATCCTATAGATACTCTAAGTACTTATAGACTCTTATAGTGTCTCATACTAGGCCTCAGACAAGCTGAGTCCTCTAAATGGTAACAATAGTGTTATCATATCTACAGGAGTACTACATGACTTACTATATTGTCAATGGAGTCGTTTACTTTACACATAAAGAAGCTCTAGCTGCTAAAGAGCAATGAGTGTCCTTAGGGGCACTCTCATCATTCTCATAGATCTAAGAAAGGATCTGTCATGCATATCACTAAACATGCTAAGGTTCGCTTAGCTCAAAGAGGAGCATCTGTTCAGGATATCTTCATTGCTTTACAAACAGGCAACAAGATGCCTAACAGAACTGATCCTAATAACAAGTTCACATTCATTGACAACAGATCAGGGTTGTATGTAGTTACTAACCTTGATGTCTCTGTCGTAATCACAGTGTTCTGGAAAGGACAATAATATGATTGACGTAGCATTCCTTATCGTTGCTGTATGTACAGTAATCTCGTTAACAGCACTTCTAACAATGTGTCTGGCACCTGCAATTGACTACATCAACAGAAAGTTAGGATAATCATGTATCTCTCTAACACAACCCTCGGTCTCTTGTTGACACTCATAGGCTTCTTTCTTTCCCTTGCAGCATTCATGAGTCACTCACATCCGTTCTTTATCATAACCTTTGGTCTACTTACTATTACAGGTGTGATACTCTACTCAGCAACTCTTGTAGATTGGAACTAATATGTTGACAGCTATTATTCTCTTGCTTGTATTTATGTATGTACCACTGTGTCTAATGCATTGGATGACATTTGGAGACAAGCCTTGGTACTTAAAGTACAAAGAGGTGTTCACAATTGCTACTGTCTTCTGGATTGTAGTAATCATAGAAACATTCAAATAACTATAGAAGGCCGCAGACAAGCTGCGTCCTCAAATTGGTTTCACCTAAGCTATTCACTCTAGCCTTGGCGTCTGGTGAAACCTCTTCAGACACATTGTGTGTCAATATCAACAGCTAGGAAGGTAATATCCCATGCTAACAGAAGTACGTAATTTCAAAATCACTGATGTAACTATCAACTATCCTAAACTGGATAAACCTGTCAATCCCTTTGGCACTGAACAGTATGAGCTACAGATTGCTACTGCTGACGAATCAAAGGTCAAGGAACTTGAGGATAACTATATCAACTTCCGCAGGAAAGATGGTGAGTTAGTCAAAGATGCTACTGGTATGTTCACTGCTAGTCTCAAACGTAAAGCACATAAAGCTAACGGTGAGGACAACGGTAAGGTACGTGTAGTAACGTCTGATCTAACACCTATGGATAAGCTTACTACAATCGGTAATGGCTCTAAAGCTAACGTGATTGTATTTCAATATCCATATGATATGATGGGTCGTAAAGGCGTGGGTAGTTCTCTCACTGCTGTTCAAATCACAGATCACGTTGTCTATGCACCTAGCAATGGTGTAGACTTTGAGGCTGTAGGTTCTATTGAGCCAACAGAAGTTCAAGGTTCGACCAGCGATCTGTTCTAAGCATATGTCCTGAGCATGACACTAAACTGCTCTCTTCAGGATCTGGTTGTAGTCCTAATACAAATGCAACAAGTGGTACACGTACTGCGTCTTCAAAAGAACCCAGAACACGGTACAATTATTAGTATGGTGGGGCACATCGCAGAATCAGATTCGGATGTTCAGTGCTAAATACTCAAAGTATCCTATGGAAGCATAGGTTTGCCTGTACAGCAGGAATACAACTAGTCGTGGTCTATATTACAGATCACGCATCTTCAAATTGCAATGCTGCCTTGCGAGGGTAGTGGCACAGCTTCAACTGTGTCGAGTGAGTCTGTCTTGGCCTGTACAGAATTATATGCACTGACAGCGTTTGTAACATACACTGTTACACCACATCTCGCCAGTTTCGGATAGCGACTCTGTGTGCTCGGTCTTAGTTAGCCTTGTAGCACCAGAGGCGCTTGTTAAATTCATCGCAAAAAGTCCCCCTTCGAGGGGTACTTTGTGCATCCTTCGGGGAATCTCGTACTAACATCTGTGTGTCTCTTACAATACCAAAAGACACTCAAAGATTTTTTAGTCGAACCGACAACACGCATAGGAGTAAAATGAGTATATTCACAGACCCACACGCACGTAAAGATACGTTTGAATCAAAAGTATACACAAGACTACTTGCCATTGCAGATGCAGAAAAAGCCAATGCTGATGATAGTGGTGACGATGTTGACTGGACAATCTTTGAACATGCAGAACAAAACGCAAGCCAATGGGCTGCAATACATGAGGAAAGGATTTGGAAACATGTCTAATGACAATGAATGGCGTGACAGTGATACTACAGGTATACGTGCAATCGTGCACAACACCGTAGAGTTCACACTAACAGATCCAATTGTAGGTGGTGAACGTCCACTACTTATGGAAGTCGGTAAAGCACATAACAAAGAAATCTTTATTAGTCAAACAGGAAGAGTGATTGTGATCAAAGCTGATTATGTAGATGAAGCTACAACTATACTTGCAGACTGTGGCATCATTGAAGATGTCGCACTAATCAAACATATTACTGAATATGAAATCCAACATGATGATATGTCGGTAAACTAAATATGATATTCGGGTCTATCTATATCATCGCACTGCTATTCTTTATTATGTTAAACATTATAAAATATGTAGCAACACAAAGATAAAAATAGATCCAATCAAACCAGTCAACAGAAAGAAATCTAATGACACTCACAGAAAAGAAAATACAAAGAATGGTAGATAACTATCAATTCATTCGTACTTGTCTACTAACTGACTACAATGACAAGACAGTCGAAGAGCAAATGACTCAGCTGTATTACTTTCTGCGTGACCAAATGCAGGACGTAGAACGTATCGATAGACAAAATGCTATTGATGATCGTAACCGTCTTAACAGTAGTGGTTACACAGGAAAGGCTGGTCACTGATGGATCTATCTAACCAAACACTAGTAGTCATTCCAGAATCGTGGGATGAAATACAACAATTCATAAATGAACAAGAACACCCTGCATACGCAACTATACTTGCTCTTATGGTACACAACTACACACTTAGTCAATTCAGTAAAATGGGTGGATACTCATTCTCAGAATGGAAACAGGAGTATCTTAAAGATGCCTAGATACGAAGTAACCCGAAGCTATACTGTGGCCTGTGTTGCCACCGTTGAGGCTGATTCACATAAACATGCAGAAGAAATAGCCCGTTACGATGCTGATGTATACTGGAAAGAATATGACGGTGACTATGAAGCAGATGTTACAATAGAAGAGATTGACAAACCATGAGCATGTACATTGTATCTTGGCAAATCAAACAACCAATTAACAACAAACCCACACTTGTAGATCACTGGCAGGTCTCTCAAAACTGGGAACATGCTGAAGCTATGTACCGTACTATCATGCATGAAAACGATGATGTGTACTGTGCCGCTATATCACAAATTGTTATTGGTACAGAACCACATTGGTATGAGGATAAGGACCCTTTCAATGACACGTAATGATATAACTTATGACGATGACACTATTGCAGATGCTTGCATGAGATGTGTGAACGATTGGGATATGGATACAATATTGCAATTTGCATATGATGAGATGTTCCATCACTACACAGAAGTGGCAAGTCCAGAAAGCCTTAAATACTTTATGGAAGAAATGGAGAACAACTAATGTATCAGCATGAAGTATACATCCCATTTGCAGTAGGTAAACAAGTGTTCGAGGATGCCAAAGAACTGCTAACCACAATACACGGTGGATGCACAGCATACAAATCTATTGGTCACTGGGAAAACGTTGGTACTAATACTGATGGAACAAGTAACTCAATCCACATGCGTGAAGAAGTGTGGGTTGTGCGTGTTGTGACCAAGGATGCAACATTCTCTGGTCTAAACCTTATCGAATCAGCCTTACACAAATTCGGTGAAACCTGTGTTATGTCAACCACTCAAGAAATCAATGCAACATTCAGATATTGTGAGGATACAAATGACAGCTGATTATGTATATGCAAGATTAGATGGTGGTACTACACTATGTTACGGTGCCATTGAAGAAGATAGTAACTTCGCTATTGTATGTGATGACGAAAACCAAGATGGTATCTGGTGTGGTGATCTAGAGTTCCTACCAACAAACTGGAATCAAGTGTGTAAATATCTTGAGGAAAACTACTGTACATCCATAGAACAAATGGAGGTTGTGTAATGACTAAACAAGACTTTGAGTTCTTTGCTAAGTTCGCTGTAGATCACGATCTATCAGACAAGGCTATCGATCAACTACTAGAGTTATTCACTGCTCGTAACGATAGGTTCTCACAGAAAATGTGGTGGAAACGCTTCCATTACTTGGAGAAACAAAATGGGTAAACTAAAAGAAATCCATATAAGCATTCAAGATATGGTAGACCAAGAAGTGTACAACGAATGGTTAATGGTCGAAGACTACATTGCAGAATCAAAAGAATATATCAAAGTGCATGTAAAAGATCTTATTAACTTTCAACTACAAAACATTGGTCTCACCATGTCCCAAGATGAAATCCAAGATATGGTGGAAGACGCAATCAGTTCAATTTATGGAGTATGATATGAAACTATCATTTGACGTATACACAAGAAACTTAGATAACGCTACAATGGCATACACAAAACTAGATGCTGTCTGTAAAGAGATCAGAATGGGCAAAGGCAAACGCTATGGTTCAGAAGTAACACACTACAACTTATATGGATCTGTAGACACAGCTGATATCTCAGCTTTACATGAAGCTTTCAAAGAAGGTTTTGTAGACGATAGTGACGATGTGTAATGCCAGTCGTTGATATAGAAAACGTATACGCTGAAGCCGATGGTAAAATTGCTATCGACTTTGGCGGTGAAGAAGTCCTTCTTACACAAGAAGAAGCTACACATTTATATATAGATCTAGGCTATGTTCTACAAGAACTAGATGGACAGTTTAACATTCAATAGAAAGTTTGTATCATGCAAAAGACAATCGCAGCTAAAATTATCGTAAACCCTATCGGTCGGCAGAACCTGCAGTTTCGCCGTACAACTAACCAGTACGGTCCTAAGGGTTCATTCTCAAGCAACCAAGGCTATCTCTCAGTCTCACGGTTAGCTGCA